GAGGAATCGTTGTTCGCATTCGACATCGAAACACCGCCATTCGGGTTCGCGTTGTTGTTGCCACGATAGACCACACGGCCGGAGGCAGTGGATATGTAATAGATGTCGCAGTAATTTGTCGAGGAGGAACCCGAAACGGAACCCACCGGAATCACGTCCATATATTTGCCATGCGCCACGGCGGTAATCCAGATACCGGAGCTCACGGAACCCTTAACCAGGCGGGTACTGCCGTCAGGCATCCAGATGCGCCACTTCCCGGAATTGCCCGTGTCATTAGGAAGGTCCACGCCGTCCATCATGTCATATTTATGACCATAGATGTCCTCGTAGCCAAGGCAGCAAATATTATTCACCTGCGTAACCGTGGCCCCGCCGTAGTCATCCTTCTCACGGTACCACGCATACTGGTGGACGGAGTTTTCTATCAGGCTGTTCGTCACATTAGGGTTGATTGAGGAGGCTTCCTCGTAGCCGATCGTGTCCGTCATCCCGCGGCTGGCAGTACCACCCGTAGTACGGTTGTTCGTGTGAGAGCCCGCGCCGCATTGTTCCTGGCTGTCGCGACGACCGTACTTCGCGTAGAAAAGGTTCGCGATACGCGAGTGCATCAGCGCGTCAATCTGCTGCATACCGCGCTGGGCACTGTAATAGTGGAAATCAGACCAGGTCATGCTCGCCGTAGTGCTCCCGCCAGTAATGCAGGCGCGAAGTTTGGAACCGACAACACTGCTGCCCACAACGGCACACAAGTGCTCGTCATTAGGCACCCATTCGGGTTCCATATCCTCGATCCTGTCACTGTTAGAAAGGACAACCTTATCGAACTCTGCCGTGTTCAGAATGGAGAAGTGAAGAGCAGTGGCACCCACCGGAACATCGGCAATCAGGTACATACCGGCCTCGAACTTGTTGCTCAAGGTAGGGACGACGATTGAACTGATGACCGTACCGGAATCGTCTGTGAAAATGCTTCCGACAAGGCTTGTACCGGGAACGCTCGGGAAACGCACACGCTTGTAACCGTCCACGTTCACCTTGCATACCGAATACGTACTGTCAGTACTGTAGCTGTTCGAAAGCGTATCCTTTCCGCTCATGATCTTACGACCGGAAAGATAACCGCCACTCGTGCCCTTAATGTCGTCAAGCGTAAGGACGTCAGCATCCGGAACGGAAGGCATGTTATCCGAACCGTTACTGCTGTAACAGGAGTAATGCTTGCCGTTCAGGTAATCATTGATACCCTTGCTCCAGAAGAAGGGCTCGTACATCATCCAGTCCCCTTCAGTGCCGTCCAGTCTGGCAGCCGTGCCGTCGGCGTACTTGTTGCTGTCCGTGTCGTCCAGCGGGTAGTAGGTCATCTCACCGTCAAGGTTGTTCACCGTGGTATCAACGTTCGCCATGTTTACACCCCGCGTCGTCGCTTTTTTAGTCACTTTAGCAAGTACACGGTGACGCTGCTTCAGGATGGCGGAAATATGACCGCTCACCTCATACGCGTTGTCATACTTGTAGCCGGTACCGTTGTCAAGGTTGCTCACGTTCGCGTCATCCGATACCTCGTCGTCGAACTCGATCATCGTGTATTCCGGCTGCCGGATATTCAGTTCCGGGAAGTGCACCTTCAGAGCGCTGTACGTATCGTCATCAATGTAGCGCGTGAGCTGTACCGTACCCACCAGGGCGCACGTGTCCGTAGTGTTGCCATCGGAATCCACACCGCCCATCCCGACAAACTTATTCAGCCACGTACCGTCATCCTCGCGGTCAATACCGGTTACTCTGATACGTTCCACACCCGTGCAACGGCCCAGCAGGGTTTCCCAGTCAATACCTGGACAACTGTCAAAGATGAAGGTCTTCACCTTGCTGTAGCTTTCCAATGTCAGCCCGCCGGTGGTCAGTCTGCCCAGATATTCCAGACGGAGGCTGGTCAGTGTACCGGGAAGGTGGAGCAGCGTCACGGGAGAACCCTTGGCAAGCACCACGCTCTGCACCTGCGTACCGCGGGCCTCAAGTTCTTCCAGCTTGGTCTGCGCACTCAAATCCAGCTCGGTACTGGTACTTCCCCCGGTTTTCGCCTGTGCCTGGTTACGAAGGTTGAGTTTACGTAGCTGCTTGCAGTTGCCGATGTTCAACCACCAGCCGGTACTGCCGTTGCCGGAACTTTGAAGGTTCAGTTCGCGCAGCACGGTACATTTGCCCAGGTCGAAAGCGTTTTTCAGGTGATCGGCGGCCCCGCTCATATCCAGCACCTTCATACGGCTCGCGCCATAAACCCTCAAGGGATCGTTCACCGTATAGGCACCGGTGATGGAAAGGCTCGCAGCCGCATCTTTCTTGATGATGCCGGTATTCCCTATATTCGGGCTGTTGTTCGTACCGTAGCCGAAAGCATAAACCTCGTTGGCCGTAATCTTCAGCACGTCGGGGGTGTCAGCAGCCGTACGTGCCAGATAGAGGTCGATGTTGTCACTGGTGAAATTGCTCGTGCCGTACTTGGCATCCAGAAGGGCGAAACGATTACGCACGAAATATTCACGGTGCGCACGGTTACTGCCCTGAAGGGCGTAGATGAACGGCCACACCTTGCCGTACATCTCCTGCGTGGCGGGCAGGATGTACTTCAGCTCGCCGCTCTTGTTATAGGCACGGTCGCACCAGTTGCCCGCCTGCTCCACGTTCAGCATGTCCAGGACACGGCTGGTGGTAAGTACGCCGCGAAGAGCCTGCGCCTGTGTCTTCAGGTCAGCGTCCAGGTTGGCCAGAACGAGGTTCCAAAGCCAGCTGTCACGGCCTTCAAAGGCATATTTCCCGGCCTCGGCGTCATAAGTGTCGCGGTCGGTGGTGTAGTCATACACCAGGAAACAGTCGTTACGTTTTCCCATCTGGGTATCACCGTCGTAGTAGGTGATGTACCATATCAGGCCGTCCCACGTGCGCAGCATCATGTTCTTCGCACGCTGGTCAACGGCAAGGAAATAGTCCGTCCAGAGGTAATACGTCAGCAGGAAAGCCTTGTCGAAATAGTCATTTATCTCGTTCCTGAACTTCTCGCTCTTAAAAGTGGAGAGGTCGGCGCTCGTCGCACCGTCCGGAACACACGAGCGTATCCATGCGTACAGCCGTTTCACGGCCGTACGCTGCGACTCGTCAAGGCCCGCCCATTTCACATCATCCGGAACGTTGGTCTCGGCACCGGCATCAAACACCTCCTCCAGATGAGCGTCACTTGTGGTCTTGAAAAGGCACATGGCCTCGGTATTGTTCAGCATTTCCAGAGTGAGGGGACAGGCAGGATCGTAACCCTCCACGCCACTAAGGCCGAACAGGTCGCCGCTCTTGCTTTTCTCGTTGTTGAAGTTGTATTGCCCCACATAGTTGTTCTCGCCGTCCTCCGCAGCCGCCACAAACATGTCGATAGGCACACCGTCGATAGCGGTACGCACGGTGACCGCGTTCAAATCGCTGCCGCCCGTCTCGTACTGGTAACGCTGCGGAGGGGTGAGAAGCCCCATCTCCTTCAGCACGTCGTTGAACAGTTTGGCACCGCCTGTGTTCAGCGACATGGACGAGTCGGAATAATCACTCTTCAGACAGATCAGGTTCATGGCGATGCCACCGGGACGGACGGGATATTTCTTTTCCGCCTGCTCCTTGCCGCCAACGGTGAAACTAAGGTTCGTGCCGCCCTTGCTGATATAGATACGGATGTTCTTGCTCGGATATTTCGTGGAACTGGTACCCTGAATACGGATATAACAGTCACGAAGCACGAAGTCGTATTCGGATCCGAAAGGGGAGTAATAGAAGATATCCGCCGAAAAGTCCGTCTTCTTGTTGTTCTCGGCATACACGTCATCGAGTTTGTTCTGGCGCACGATACGCAGCACCCCCTTGCCCTTGGCACGCAGCTTGTCCATATCCACAGTGTCGGTATCACCCAGGATATCGTTCTCCTCGTACAGCGCGATCATCTCCTCACCGTCCGCACTGTCCACCATCCGGTTCTCCAGTTCCTCGTCGTCACTCAACCGGCGGGTATAGATACGCACGCTCTTTACCTCCACGTCCGCCCCGGCGCTGTCAATGGTGATATATTTCGGATTGTCCTGGCGGAAGCTGAAGGCGTTGTCGTAGATGTCGGCACCGGTACGGTTGCCGTCCACATAAAGCTCCATCAGACGGCTCTCATTGCGGGTACCCACCATGAGGGCCACCTTGATCCACCGGTCTTCCACATAATTCGTGCCCAGCTTGATCTCACGCTCCACCAGCTCGTCGTCCTCGTTGGTATAGGACACTTTCTCACCGGTCTTGAAACTCGCTTCCGAAGGGGTGATATAAAGCCCCTTGCCACTGTCGAGACAGTCCACAACTGCGGTATCGCTGTCAGTGGGATTGCTTACCCGGAGGGTCAGTTCAATGGTCAGCCCCGTACTTTTCACATCGGTGGCAAAGGGCCGGTAGCCGATGACGGCTTTCGCACCGTTGGTCAGCTTCAGCGCCTCACCCGTCCAGCCGTTGCTGCTCCAGTCAAAACCCTCGAACGTGGTCTCCACGCCGTTCGACTCCCATGTTCCGGGGTTACTCTCCCCGTTGCTGCGGCCCGCCGCGTCAAGCTTGACCGCCAGGCCGTAGGTGGCCTCGCTGATATCGATACCGCTCTCACCCACGTCGATGCGCAAAGTGTACCCGGTCGGACCGGCTTTCAGGACAAGCGTCTGCGTGCCTTCCTCGGTAAACCGGTTACTGTAGGTCATCATGCTGCGGGGAGCGCTCACGGTACTGCTCTTGACGCCGTTTTTCCAGAACTCCACTTCAGCGGGCACACGGTCGGGATCATAGGCCACCCAGTCGAAAGTGAGCTTCTCGTAGCGGCCGGCTTCAAGGACCGGCTCCAGATGCTCGTCCCGTCCGAGGATATGCCCGTCGGCATGAATGAGCTTCAAACCGATGAAGGGCGCGCCGGTTCCGGCCTTCAGCAGGTCGATATGGATGCTCTCGCTTTTCAGCGTGAGGTCGTCAGTTTCCATCTCGGCCACCAGCTGGGCGGTATGCCGCCCCACGGACAGGCCGGTCATGGAAACCTCGAAACTGCCGTTCGTCGTGCCGCTGCGGGTGACCGTATGCGCGTTCTGCTGTACACCGTCCACGTACAGGCTGACGGTTTTCGTGCCGGTACCGCTCACGGCGTAGGGTATACTCGCGGAATCATAGGTACCGTAACCGCCGTTCTGGATGGTGGCCGCCAGGTTGTAACCGCAGGAAAGGGACAGGGTGACGCTCTTCACGCTCACGTACGCCTGCTTCTTCTGCGCCTTGCCCGTGGTGGGATCGGTAGTCTCGGCAATGACGTAGATGTCGCTCGTGCCCACCAGCAGGTATTTGGTCAGGTCAAGGGTATAGGTACCCTTGCTCACTTCCTTCAGCGAGGAGGAATAAGTGGTGGTCGTCCCGCGCTTCACCTGGATGGTGACGGTCGCTTTCTGTCCGGTACTGCTACCCTTGTCATCACCGCCGGCAACCTGGTGGTCATAGGTATAGGTAAGTTTCACCGCTCCGCCTTCCTTCACGGTTTTCTTGTCGGTCTCGGCAAGCAGCACGATCTTGGTGGTGGAGGACTCACCGCCGCCACCGCTGCCGGCCGGGATGTCAACGCTCGCGATCTCCGCCCCGCTCTTGTTGGTCAGCGCAAGGCGGACACTGCTCTCGTCGTCGCTCACTTCCGCGCTCATGCCGAACACGGTACCGGCTTCCACCTCCTGGAATTTGGCGGCGACGGTCTTGTTCTGGACGGGATTGGTACTGTCAGCATCCAGGCTCTCGTCCACTTCCAGCTTGTCGATGGTCAGATCCACGTTGCCCTCGCTGTCGGGAACTTTCTTCTCGCCGTTCACCGTCAGGCTCTTCATCGTTCCGGCGCCGCCGAAGTCCTCCCACGCGCCCGTGCTCTCCCACGCCGTCAGGCTCGTGCCGGTGAACTGCTTCGTCTCCCACCTCCCCTGCGACACCTCGTAGGTGATGCAGCGGCCCTTGTAGCGGTATTTCTCGTTCACCGCCACGATGGCCGTCGCCAGGGTGTAGTAACCGCTTTGCAGCGGGACTTCCTCCGTCACGTTGTACGTGTTGCCACCGCTGCCCGTGCCACCGGGAATGTCCACCGAGGCAATCTCCGCACCAGTCTTACCAAGCAGGGTGAGTTTTACCGTGTCGTTCTCCTCGTCAGGAACGACCGTCATGCCGCCCACCAGGCTGCCTTCCACCGCGTCGGCGGCGGCTTCCGCCTTTGTGGCGGCTTCATTGGCCGCATCGGCAGCGGCCTGTGCCACGCCGGCCTTCTCGTTCGCCGTGGCCGCCGCGCTGCCAGCGGTACTGGCGGCTTCCGCGGCCTTGGTGGCCGCCGCATTGGCGGAAGAGGCTGCGGCGTTGGCTGTAGCAGCAGCGTCCGTGGCGGGTTTGCCCAGCAGGGTAAGCGGCGCGCTCACCAGCTCGGTGCCGCGCAATGCCGGAAGGCTCTTGATGTTGTCCAGTGAGGTAACCTCTTCCAGTTCGTCAACGCCCTGGCTCTCCGCCTTGATCGCGTTCAGGATGTCGTTCTTAAGTTCCGTTTTCTCCGCGTCTGTAAGTGCCATAAGTTATTCCTCCTTCTCGTTTTCAGGGTTGTTGTCAAGCATATCGATAATCGCATCGCCCACGGAGGGGATGCAGAGGTTCGCGGCGGCAAAGCGCACGAGCCTCTCGTCGTCGGTGTCCAGCGCCATCTCACCCTCGCTGTTGAAAATCCTCAAGGCGAGGTTCTTGGCGCGCACGCCGTTCATGCGGGTGTAAAGCACGTCAGCGAAGGACTCGCGCGCGTCACCCGTCACCGTTTTCTTACGGGATATGCCGGTATAGACCGGCAGTTCTTTGAAATTGATTCTTGCCATGATGGTATGATTTTATTAGTTGTAGTCCGAATAGCCGGCGCACCACTGTTTGTTCACCTTGTCCCACACGAGCATCACGATGCAGCCGTCGGAAACCTTCCAGCTGCTCTTGCTGTTCGTGCGCCCGTCGTTAATGCGGTGCGAACTGTCACCCACGGTGAGCGTGTAGGCACCGGAGGCCGACTGCTTGAACCAGTACGCCTGGCCGTCCTGAGGGCTCGAGGGGAGCGTCAGCGTGATGTCGCTGCTCCCCACCGTGATAATGAAACTGTCCATGTCGGAAAGCGTCTGGCTCGTGTTCACACGCCTGACACGCAGCCGCAGGCCGCAGATGTCACCGTGAGGAATATATAACGCGTGGTTACCGGAGTACTGGTAACCCTGGTCGTCATAGGCGTTGGAGCCCGTCACGTCCAGGTAAAGCCCGATGTTCCCGTACAGGATGCTGTCACTCGTGCGGGAGACCTCCACGCGCATCGGGCAGCTGATCATGCCGCCCATCGAGGAGGGTATCACGTCGGAGCCCAGAAACACGCTGTTCTCGCGGTTCATGAAGCGCATCAGCCCCGCAGAGAGGTACATCGACTCGGCGCCGGAGACCGCTTGGAGCGAGGAGGAGCTGATGTCGAAACCGCCCACCGTGCCGCCCGTGGCGTCAATCTCCCCCGTGAACTTCCCGTTTCTGGCCTCGATGCTTCCGTCCTCCAATATCTTGAAATTCTCATTGGCCGTCACAAGGCCCTCAAGCAGGATGTTGTCCGCCGTCAGCTTGATGACGGTCCGGCTGTTCCCATCCGCGTCGGTCTCCTCGACGGCAACGCCGACAAGGGCAACCTTCCCGTCAGTGCCCTGCGCGTACAAGCCGCTGCCTTCAGGCTTCACGAAAAGACCCGTCTCCTGAAGCAGGTTCTCGTCACGGTCGAACACCGCCGCCGAGATCTTCACCAGACGCTCCGACTGCTCGAAAAGCGTCCGGTAGCGGTGTGCAAGGCTCTCCACCTTGTCGGCGGACAGCACGAGCATATACAGGTAGATGTCACCGGTAAAGGACAGTTTGAAATCTCCCGTGCCGTTCCATAGCCCGTTACAGGTGTATTGCACATAACCGTCCGTGACATCTATTTCCTCCTCCACCTCCATGCTGTTGAAGTTGGCAAAGCCGGTCTTGTCAACGTCCAAGAACTCCACGCGGAGCGTTCCGGCCTTCGCGCAGCGGTAGAAGAAAGAAAGGTACACCGGCACGGCCTCCTTCTCCCCGTCACCGTTCACCGGCATGGAGGGGATGCTTTTCAAATTCGCGCGTTTCTGGAGGATGTACTTGTTACGGATGCGCACCACCGTCCGCCCGTCATCCACCGTCACGCTCGCCCCGTCACCCTTCCTGGCCAGAACGTTGTTGTTCGCCCAGATCCATCGGTTCCCGGCAAGGAAGAACACCGTCTCGTTCTCCGTGTTCCATTTCTCCAGCCCGTCATCGAAGGCGGGGTTGTTCAGGTAGCCCTTCTCCGTGGCGAAGTCGTTCCGAAGGGCGGTCACCGCGCTGGTGATGCGTCCCTCGACTATCTCAAATTTCGTCTTGATGTCCTCGCCCGTCACCAGCAGGAACGTGCCGCGCAGGTAGGCGTTGTCGCTGTAAAGGCCGTTGCCGTGCGGCTGGTTGTCAGCCGGGAACCAGTCATCGCTGATGCCGTCCAGGTTGCCCAGACGGGCACGCAGGCAGCCCGAAAAATTCTTCGCCTTCACCCCGTCCATCACGTCCACGCGCGGCTGCCCGTCCTCGGTGGCGGAGATCAGGATCAGGTTCTGACGCAGCGGGTTCTCCGTGTTGCCCATCAGCACGCACTCGTCGCCGGCCTCCGGATGGGAGGCGCCGAACTCCCCTTCAGGCACGAGGATGGAGTCACCCTCCACGCCGGCCACCTCCACCCAGTACCCTTTCAGGTTTCCGCCGGTGAAGGTCTGGCAGCGCATGAGGTCATGGGCAGCGAACGTGTTATCCTGCTCGAAGGTGATTTTCCAGTATCCGTCTTCCAGTACAGCGGTCTTTATCTTCCCGTTGGCCGCGCTCACACAAAGTTGGCCGCCCACGCTGCGCACCTTCTCGATAAGCAGCTCCAGCACCACCATGACCTGCCGCACCGTCAGCTTGTCGATGGTAAGATGGGACAAAGCGTCCTCTATCCAGAGCCGCCACCCCTCACCGAAAAGACCGTCAACGAATTTCGGGCTGCGGAGCAAAGTCTTCACGACGAGCGTCAGCAGCTCGGCGTTGCCCTTGTCATCAATACCCGCATTATCCTCCTGTCCGAAAGAGGCTCCCGCTTCGAAGGTGATCTTCCCCTTTGCACGGTCATTCTTTTTTTTGCT